AACCTCATCGAGCTTATTGTAAACCTCAGGTATCTCATCAATCAGCCACTGCTCGCAGTCCTGGATATCTCTCTCCAACATGGCATAAGCTTCTTTCTGGGATATCCCCCGATCATCGAGATTGCGGCCGATACCGATGGTCAGTTTGCCTGCGGTGCAGCGGTATGGCTTCAGTCGCAGACCCTCATGTCTGACTAACTGAGCCTTGATTCGGTTCATCAACGCTTCGGTCATGCTTTCTCCTTGTTCCATATGTGATCATTGATCCAGAGCCAGGAAAGCACTACCCTGTATGCTGACAAATCAGGATGAGCAAGGATGAGACAGTTTTTAGGATTGACAGAAATCAACGCTGCATATCCTTGCTAAAATAGAAATTCACACTGTGAGGGATAGGTGAGACAAATCAGTGAATATACGAGCAAAGCCTTGGAAGACAGGCTGTTGATTGCTGATGACAAGGAGCAATTGATGTTATGTTGCGCTTCTTTGTGCCAACATGAGTGTCTTTGTATGAACAAGCTGTCGAAACAGAAGTATTTGGATTATAAGAGGTAATCAATGTCTGGTGATTTAACTTTTCTAACCAATGAAGCCAATCGTAGTCTCTTGCGGCGACTAGAAGTGTTAATGGCAAGCACCCAGTTTTTTGATTGCCTGGTGGGTTACTTTTTTGTGAGTGGTTTTTATAAGCTATACAAATCGCTTGAGCATGTAGAGAAAGTCAGAATACTTGTTGGCTTAAGTACGGATAAGAACACGTATAACCTCATTCAACAATCAAAAGAGCAAAGCGAAATTCCACTGATGTCTCAGGCGCAAATAATTGAAAAGGCACCTGATGCTATTCTTGATGAGTTGGAACACTCTGATGATTCTGTTGATGTTGAAGAGGGTGTCACCAAGTTTATTGAGTGGCTAAAATCTGGTAAGCTTGAGATAAGATCATATCCAGATGAAAGAATCCATGCTAAAGTATATGTAATGTCTTTCGTTAGTGGAGACAGAGATGCTGGTAGGGTGATAACAGGATCGAGCAACTTGACTCAGTCTGGATTAAGAGATAATCTGGAGTTCAATGTCGAACTTAAGAGTAGAGCTGATTATGATTACGCAAAAGAAAAATTTGAAGAGCTATGGCAAAAAGCTACTGATCTTTCAATAACATATGATGATACAATAAGAAACAAATCTCCTTTTGCTCAATTTACTCCATACGAATTATACCTGAAATTTTTATATGAATACTTCAAGGAAGAGCTTAACCTACCAGACAATCTTGAGGATATTTATGTCCCAGAAGGGTTTATTAAACTAAAATATCAAGAAGATGCTGTAGTAAGTGCCAAAAAAGTTTTAGAAGAGTACGGCGGGTTGTTTCTATCAGACGTTGTGGGGCTAGGAAAAACCTATATGTCTGCTTTGTTAGCACAGCAACTTGATGGGAGATCATTAGTAATAGCTCCTCCTCATCTTCTTGATAAGAATAATCGTGGGTCGTGGCCTAATGTTTTTGGAGACTTTAGAGTTCCACACACAGACTTTGAATCAATCGGAAAACTTGAATCTATTCTCTCTCGGGATGTATCGAAATACAAGAATATATTCATTGATGAATCTCACAGATTCAGAACAGAGATGAACCAGACTTACGCAATGTTAGCACAGATTTGTCGTGGTAAGCGTGTTATCTTAGTTTCTGCTACACCTTTGAATAACTCGCCGGACGACATTCTCAGCCAGATGAAGCTGTTTCAAAATGGGAAAAACAGCACTATACCCAATGTCAGAAACTTAGAAGCTTTCTTTTCTCACTTAAAGAAGAAGCTCCAGGGCTTGGATCGAAAGACTGATAGGGATGAATATATTCGAATTGTTCAGGAAAATGCTGCCCAAACGAGAAACTACATCCTAAAGTACTTGATGGTGCGAAGAACGCGGAATGACATCATCAAATACTATGCAGATGACCTCAAATCACAAGGGCTCACTTTTCCCAAGGTTGCCGATCCTGAGCCTCTATTCTATCAATTTAATGCTACAGAAAATGCAATATTCCTCGACACAATGAAGATAATCACCCAGTCCTTTGTATATGCTAGGTATCGTCCACTTACCTACTATAAAGGTGATGTGGATCATAGGGATATACAGGGTCAGAGAAACTTGACCAAGTTTATGAAAATTCTACTAATCAAACGCTTGGAAAGCAGCTTCTATGCTTTTAAGCTTACTATTGATCGCTTTCTAAAGTCCTACGAGAGGGTCATCAAGGAGTTTGAGAAGGGTCATGTTTACATAAGTAAGAAGCATATCACGAAAATCTTCGAGTTGTTAGATGCAGCCGATTACGACACAATAGAGAAATACCTTGAAGCTGATAAAGCAATTAAGCTTGATGCGAAGGATTTCCATCCCGATTTTATCAAGCATCTGAAAAGTGACTTAGCGACACTAGAAGATATTCAAAAAACGTGGGCTACATTAACTCATGATCCCAAATGGGAGACATTCGCAGATGTGCTAAAAGTAGATAAACATATAAACAAGTCAAAAGCAATCATCTTCACCGAATCAAAAGAAACTGCTGAGTATCTATTCAATAGAATAAGCAAAGAAATAGACCCCAAAGCTCTCTTATTCTCCGGATCATCCAGTGAGTTACATCGTAAAGAAGTTATTTCGAATTTCGATGCAAAGGCCTATGATCCAAAAGATGACTATCGTATCCTGATCACAACTGAGGTGTTATCTGAGGGAATAAACCTTCACAGATCTAACATTGTGATCAATTATGACATTCCTTGGAACCCAACCCGGCTGATTCAAAGAGTAGGGCGTATCAATCGTGTGGATACAGCGTTCAAAGAGATTTATACATACAATTTTTTCCCCACAGAAGAATGTAATGACGCCATTAAGCTCAAAGAGGCAGCAGAAGCTAAGATACACGCTTTTATAGAGATGCTTGGCAATGATGCTCGATTGCTAACTGATGGTGAAGAAGTCAAGTCTCACGATCTATTTGCAAAGCTAAATTCGAAACAGACCATTACTGGGGAACAAGAAGAGGAAGATAGTGAACTTGAGTATCTAACGGAAATCAGAAAGATCAGAGACGAAAACCCCGATCTGTTTACGAGAATTAAAAGACTTCCCAAAAAAGCACGCTCAACAAAGCTAATGCTGTCTCAAGGAAGTAAACACAATCTGGAGTTACCCGGACTTCTAACATACTTTAGGCAGGGAAGACTGGATAAGTTCTTTGTTAGTACGATTGCGAGCAAAGACTCCTTGGAGTTAGATTTCTTCCAATCTGTACGCATACTAAAACCTGATGACGTAAATGAAAACAGGAAAGAGATCCCATTGCACTTCTATGAAATGCTAGCCAAAAACAAATCTGCGTTCGAATTTGCTACCAGTATCGAATCTGAAGAGCAAATGCAGAGTCATAAAGGTAATACCAATGAAGTATATATTACCAAGAGGCTAAAATCTAATGAAGTCAAGAAGTATCACGGTTTCACTGATATTGAGGATGACTATATAACCTCAGTGATAAAACTTCTTAATGATGGAGCATTGCCCAAACACACTGCGAAAAAGATAGCAGACAAGCTTAAGAATGAGGCAGACCCTTTGAAGATACTCGGTATCCTTAAGTCAAATATCTCACCAGACTTCTTTAATCCAGTTATAGCAAAAGACGCTTCTCAAGCGTTTAAACCGCGTGAAGTAATTCTATCATCATATCTTTTGGAGGGTAAATGACTAAGCAACAGTCTTATGAGTTAATTAAAACCACATTTACACAATCGTTTGATAAAGACAGATTTGCTCATTTTGTCAATGAGCTGCTAAATGGTTATGATCAATCGAAAGCAACTTCTTATACTGGTCAGATGGTGAAGCATGCCTTCAAAGAACATGTGAATCATTGCCATCGATTAGGCACTTATACGACTCCTCAGAAAGAAACTATCGATATCCTTACAGTTCATCTTACCAAGGACAGCAAACTTGAGAAAGCACGAACAGCGATAAGAAACTATGTAGCTTATCACCTTGACCAACATGGGAAAGATGCTGCATTGGTTGCGTTTGTTTCTCCCTCAGAAAAGCAGTGGAGATTCTCCTATGTGAAGCTTGAGTACAAAACCGTCACCAAAGATTCCGGTAAGATAGCTACTGATACATCCTTGACCCCCGCTCGGCGTTTTTCATACATTGTGGGGGAGGGAGAAAGCTGTCACACGGCACAAACTCGTTTTGTTGGATTATTGGAAAACACGCTACTAAAACCAAGTATCGAAGACATTCAAGAATCATTCAGTGTGGAGACAGTTACAAAAGAGTTCTTTAATCAGTATGTAGTGCTGTTTAAGAGATTCTGCAGCGCTTTAGAATCAATAGTTAAAAAAGATTCAAACCTGCATAACGAGATTCAAAGGAAAAACATAAATCAAGTAGAGTTCGTAAAAAAACTCATGGGACAGATAGTATTCCTCTATTTTTTGCAACGCAAGGGATGGTTAGGCGTCCCCAAGGGTTCGAACTGGGGAGAAGGCCCCAAGGACTTTCTAAGAAAGCTTGCAAACAAAGAATATGTAGATTATGTTAATTTTCACAACGATGTGCTTCAACCTTTATTCTATGATACTTTAGCAACTGATCGTGGTCATGAAGCATGGTCTAAAATACTCAACTGCAGAATACCATTTTTAAATGGTGGCCTCTTTGAACCGATGGGAGATTTCGATTGGAAACGCAACCCCATATCGCTGCCCAACAACCTGTTTAGTAATTCTACATATATTGACGAGCATGTTTATGGAACTGGGATACTCGACGTATTTGATCGATACAATTTTACTGTGAATGAAGCCGAACCACTAGAAAAAGAAGTTGCCATTGATCCTGAAATGCTTGGAAAGATATTCGAGAGCCTGATTGAAGAGAATCAGCGCAAAGGGCAGGGAGCTTTTTATACTCCAAGAGAAATTGTACATTTTATGTGTCAAGAGAGCTTAATCAATTACCTTGATAGTCAATTAAACAAGACAGCTGTAACGGTAAACAGAGACGATATAGTAACATTTATTCAGATTGGGGACCATGCTGCTTTCTATGAGGCAGCCAGACTTTCCGGATACAGTAGTTACCTTCAAGAAATACCAGATAGCATTATAAACAATGCCAGGATCATTGATGACAAGCTAACCACAATAACTGTTTGTGATCCAGCGGTAGGTTCAGGAGCATTCCCCGTAGGTATGATGAAGGAAATAGTACGATGCCGCAGTGCTTTAACACCATATTTTAATGATGTGCATGACAGGACTCCCTACAATTTCAAGCGCCATGCTATTCAAAGTAGCTTGTACGGAGCTGATATAGATCTTGGGGCAGTAGAAATAGCTAAGCTCAGATTATGGTTATCCTTAGTAGTTGACGAAGAGAACGTACAGCAGATTAAACCTTTACCTAATCTTGATTACAAGATAGTTGCTGGCAATTCGCTAATTGGTATTGAGATAGATGCTCTTAATGACTACATGACCGTACAAATCGAAAAAGAGAAAGACTCTTTATTCGATGAAACAGATGCAGATAAAAAGGCTGAACACAAAAAGACCATTGACGTTTTGATTAACACACTAACCCATGGGATGAAAGTTTTCGATTTCGAGCTATTTTTCTCCGAGGTGTTTCATAAAAAAGATGGTTTTGACGTGATAATAGCTAATCCTCCCTATGTAAAAGAACAGGGTCACAAAGAGATATTCAGGGAAGTCAAGAAGGGCAAACTACGCAAGTTTTACAATGGTAAAATGGACTTGTTCTACTTCTTCTTTCACCTGGCATTAAACTTAACAGCCGATAATGGGTCCATTGCATTCATTACTACGAATTATTTTCCCACAGCAACGGGGGCATCGGTATTGAGATCTGACTTTTTCAATAGAGCGTGTTTCTTGCGCTTAATAAATTTTTATGAACTCAAGATTTTTGAATCAGCTCTTGGGCAGCACAATATGGTGAGTATTTTAAAAAAGGCTTTCAATCCTACTGTGGTCTGTAATACCTGTATTACGCGGAGGAGGGGCATAGCAACCCCGGAAATCTTAAAAAACATCTTTTCTGGCACAGATAAAGAAACCGTTTATCATTCCATCCCACAGAAGAATTTATACGATGGCGAAGAGCACTATATCCGATTAGAAAGCGATATTATGTTGTCGGGCGTCAATATCCATAGTATATTGACAAAACTGCAAAGAACGAGTGTTACGTTAGGGAGTGTGTGCCAAGTAAACCAAGGAATAGTAAGTGGTTGTGATAGTGTTTCAAATAGAAATATGGATGCAATTTATGATACTGAAGTACAAAGAGGTGATGGAGTATTCGTTTTTGATTTAAACAACTCACGTGATCAAACGGTTATCTCATCATTCAACGAAGCAGAAAACGCACTGTTGAAACAATTCTTTAAGAATTCAAATATAGGGAAATATGTTTGCCATGATACTACGCCAAGGAAGATACTCTATCTGGACAGGAACGTCATGTCATTGGCCGATTTACCTAATATAAACAGACACTTATGCAAATTCGAGGATGTTTTGAACCAACGCAGAGAGGTTGTTAATGGGGTAATTTCTTATTTTCAACTGCAATGGCCTAGATCTATAGATATTTTTACTAGTCCTAAAATCGTGGTCCCTCAAAGATCCAGAAGAAATACATTTGCATATAATGAGGACGAATGGTTTAGTAGTGCAGATTGTTACTTCATTACGAAGGCAAACTATAACATCAGCCTTAAATACGTTCTTGCGCTTCTGAACAGTAAAGTCTACTACATCTGGCTATATCATAAGGGCAAAAGGAAAGGCGAATTGCTCGAATTGTATGCAAAACCTCTTTCAGAAATCCCCATCAAACTTATTTCTCCAGAAGATCAGGAATTGTTTATCGAGTTAGTCGATGAGATTATACTAAGTAAGCAGGACGATTCTTCTGCTGATACATCCTCACTCGAAAATGAGATCGATCAATTAGTATACAAGCTATATGATTTTTCTCAAGAGGAGATTGATTTCGTGGAAAATGAGTATCAACAGAAGATTGCAATTAGCATGAATGATTCGATTATTGCGGACTCAACAGAAGAGGATTTATAACAATGGCAAGTTCTGAGTGCCCAATATGTAAAGCGGACAACATAACGCTCGCAGCGCATAGTGGTGGAGCTGATAGATCGGTTATTGTTTGCCCTAACTGCGGGCGGTATGAGATTTCGGGTACAGCATACGCTACTTTCAGTAATAAAGTGAAAGACGCAAAACTCTCATTCGCAATCAGAACAAGGTTTTATAGAGATGAGCATGTTTATGTTAGCGCATCAAATAGGGAGGAGATATTGGCTGGCATCTTTGTTCCTGTTAAAGTCAAAGACATTGCAGAATTGGTTTTAGTTAAAGTCTTCACTGATGAAGATAACATATCTAAGGAGTTGGCGCTTTCAATGGAGAACGCTCTTCAGTTTGGTATTGAAAACGATACTAAAATGCAAATGGTACTAAATTACATTGAGAGCAAAGGTTGGTTCAAACTACTTAGATTTTCTGGCGGTGGTGCGCATTTATCTTTAACTGGGGAAGGTATAAGTCATGCTGAGGACATTATAAACCCAAATTATGAATCAAAACAGGTTTTCGTAGCCATGTCGTTCAACCCTGAGTTAGATACATTATACTCCGATGCTATTCAAGAAGCTGTTAAGCACTGCCATCTAACTGCGTTAAGAAGCAAAGACTTTGATTTTAACGATGAAGTAATCAAGAATATACAACTCCAAATAGACAGTAGTAGATTTGTAATTGCTGACTTCACAGACAATAGACCAGGTGTGTATTACGAGGCTGGATATGCCACTGGTCGATATATTCCGGTTATATACTGCTGTAGGGAGAGCGACAAAGTGAACATACACTTTGACATAGACCACTTCAATTTTATCTTCTGGAGTGACCTGGAAGGCTTGAAGAGTGATCTAATTAAGCGTATTACAAATACTAACCTATCAGGCTAGTCAAATAATACAATTGGATGAGGAGTTAAAATGGAGAGAACCGATCTGATTCTGCACGAATCTCCAGCTGTAATCAAGCACTTGGAGATTTTGCAAGGGATTATATCAAGAATGGCAGGAAATAGTGCATCTTGCAAAACATGGGCTTTAACAATCATCACAGGCATAATTGCCTTTTCGATTCAAAATCAAAGTATACCAATCTGGACTAGCCTTATCCCAGCTATTATGTTCCTTGCACTGGATGTTTTTTACCTTGGATTGGAAATCAAGTTCAGGGACTTGCAGAAAGTATTCGTTCAAAAGTTATCCTCAAATACGCTTACTCCTGGTGACATTTATATGTTCGAAAATGACAGTTCATCCCACATTCACCTTAAATACATTTGGGGTGGTATTAGGTCATTTTCTACCTCATTCTTCTATTTTCCTATTGTAACGCTAATTGCTGTGTTGTGGATTATTGGTTTCTGATTCCAGGGAGATAAACATGCCTAAAAGACAAGTATTTTACAGCTTTCACTATGCTAATGACGTTTTTAGAGTACAGCTTATTAGGAACATTGGTGTTATCGAAGATAATAAGCCCGTTTCAGAGAATAGTTGGGAGGATGTGAAGAGAAAGGGGGATGAAGGCATAAAGAAATGGATTAATGACAATATGTACTACCGCTCATGTGTTATAGTTCTTATCGGAGCAGAAACAGCTACCCGCAAATGGGTCAGGTATGAAATTAAAAAGGCATGGGTAGACAAAAAAGGGTTGCTGGGTATCTATATTCATAACCTGAATTGTCCTAGAAACGGAACATGCTCGAAGGGAGATAATCCTTTTGACCATTTTACCTTTCAAGATGGAACTAAACTATCAAGCAAAGTGAAATGCTATAATCCCAATCCTAATGCTCCATACAAAGATATCAGAGACAATCTGGAAGCATGGGTTGAAGAAGCCATTCAAGCTTCATATAGGAGGTGATGGTGTATAGAGGATTTAACGTAAAAAATATTACGTTTAATGGCAATTATATTGATATTGGATTGCACCAACAAAAACAATATAAAACAATCATAGATAAAACTCTGGATAGCTTCATACTTGACAGTGGTAATTTGGACGGATCGAAAATGCAGAGTGACTGGTTTCCAACAATTGATGCTGATATCTTTGTCTCTCATTCTCATAAAAATATGGATTTAGCATTAAGTTTTGCCGGTTGGTTAAAAGATAGGTTTGGTTTATCAACTTTTATTGACTCAAGTGTTTGGGGTTATTCCAATGATTTACTAAAGAAAATTGACGATAAATACTGCACAAGAATAACAGATGGTCTTTATGATTACGAAAAACTAAAAGCTTCTTCAAGTCATGTTCACATGATGCTCGCTAGTGCACTAACAATGATGATTAATAAAGCAGAATGCTTGTTCTTCTTGAACACCCCTAGTTCCTTATCTGTAGATAATATTAAGCAAAAAACAATGTCACCTTGGATATATTTTGAGTTAACGACTAGCAGGTTTATCAGAAAACCTATTCCAGAAAGGAGAATTCAAAAGGTAATAACAGAAGCATACGCTATCATCAAAAAAGCTGAATTGAACATAGAATACACAGTTGATTTTTCGGACTTTATCACATTAGGTGCAGATGAACTCAAAGCGTGGTCTAACGGTATTGGCATAAAAGGGATTGAAACTTTAGATAAATTGTATGAGCTACATCCTTTACACTAATCTTTAATTAGACTATTGTAGTCGTCGTCCTGCACTTCCAATGAAATGGTGGGAACGGAGTATGTGCTCCAGATACGCCTACCGGGTTCATCTCTGAGTCGTATTCGATCTGATCGTCTTTGATCCAGGGTGCGAGTGCTTTGATGTAGTCTCTGGCATCATCCAGGCTGCTGGATTTGGTATCCAGAGCCATGAGATTATCCATCACTTCGATTGCATCGTTTAGGGGATAGATCTTATCCTGGGCAGCCAGTGCCCGGCAGATGTCACTGGTGCGGTCATCCAGGATCACCACGAGCTTGTAGTATCTGGCTTTGGCTTTCTTGTATCCCTGCAGCCTTCCGAACTCTCTGATTCTGAGTGCTGTGTGCTCAGCCAGTCCTTGCCAGTAGCTGGATGATCTATTGGCAATGTCATTGAACTGGTCTTTGAGAGTCTTGGCAAGCATCTCTTTGGTATAACCTTGCTCAATAGCTTTGGAGAGGGTATCTGCGAAGTTCTGACGTACATCAGCCTCGAAGTGATTCCCGATCCAGAACAACTGCTGCTTCTGAATGGTGGATGAGAGATGTTGATCTTCAATGCCCCAGAGTCCGATTGATGTCTTGGATGGTGCTTGCACTTGGGTGTCTCTCAGACCGAGACGCACACAGCGGTCTATTATCGCTTTGGTGGGCTCATTGACCAGTGCTGCGAAGTCATCTCCCAACTGAGTATTGATGATGCCCATAAGCTTATCTATGGAGTCCTTGTTGAGCTTCTCGGCTCTTGGCATGTCACTCAGCATCTGGATGGCAAGCCTGGCAGCATCCTTGATCTCGGTCTTCCAGGCATTATTGAGAACCCGGTAATAATCAAGCATGAGCTTATCGTAGTAGTTCATCAGAAGGAGAACCTCCGGACCTTAACTCTGTTCCTGCCTAAATCATATTCTGAGAACCGTTCCAGGCATCCTGCCAGAGCATCACAGCCATCGATATATCCATCAGGGTAGGTGAGGAACTGGCTGATGAGAGTGGGAGTATCCTGTCCCTCCGGAAAGAGCACCTTGGCTGTCTCAATGATGGTCTCTGTCCTTTCTATTCTCAGGTTCTTGTTATCCTTGTTATCTATCCGCTTGATCCTATGCGATATTGGAGGCAGATGGTTGTCTTGTGCCCACCTGTCGAAATCAGCCAGGATTCGTGCCTGCCCATAGGTAGTTTCACAGGCAGCTCTGGCTTTGACTCTATATGTTCGATCAAGCTCCTGATAGGCATCATAGTAGTATCTGAAGAACTTGGTGTTCTCGGTTTGCCTTATCCAGGCATGGATCACGTAGAAACGATTACCATCATAGCCAATGGAGATGATGGCCTTGAAGCAGCCCTTCTCTCCCCAGGCTGGATCGGCATAGATCCAGACCCGCTTCATCTGGGATGGCTCTGGTAGAGATCTATACTTGGTGAACCAGTGGTTCTTGAAGATGTTACCTTCGATTACCGGCTGCCCAAGCATCTCTCTTTGATAACCGGTATGTCCGAACTTGGCTCGCAGGTTTGGCAGAGTTGCTGTGGGGTA